CGCCCGGGTCCGGCGCTCTTGGATCGCGCGAGGACGTTGGACGCCGCCGGCCTCCGGGTTCTCTCTCCCGTCCGCCCCGGGTCCCGCCGCGTAACAACGGTTTGCGATCGCAACGGCCCGATGGGCGCCGATGACCGCCCAGCCACGACTGCCGGGGATGCCCAAACCGGAGGCCCGCGGCGTCGCCCGGGTGCGGCGCGCCGTGGACGCCCAGCTCGCCGCCCAGCGGGCGATGGGCCAGATCGAACCGGTCGACATCGGCATGATCGGCCTGGCCCGCACGCTGGCCGAGGCGATCGACGCCGAGGTGACCGACCCCGACGGCAACCGCTACACGGTCGCCACGTTGGCCGGCCGGTTGCTGCCGGTGCTGCTGGAGCTGCGCGGGGAACGCCGTGACGCCGCTAGCGACGTCGGCTACGACGAGGAGCTGGCCCGCCTCGCGGGCGAGATTCGCGACGCCGCGCGATCCCGCGCGCCCAACGACGTCACCGACGGCGCTGGGCCACCTGTCCCGCCTCCGTAGGCGCGCGCCGTTCCCGTGGCAATGGGACGTCGCCGACGTGGCCGGCGAGATCGCGGACGACGGCGCCGGGTTCCGCTACCGCACGGTGATCCTGTCGGTCCCCCGCCGGGCCGGCAAGACGACGCTCGTACTGGCCGTGAACCTGGACCACCTGGACATCACCGCCGATGCCCGCTGTTGGTACACCGCCAACCGCCGCGAGACCGCCGCCAAGCTCTTCCGCGACGAGTGGGTGCCGATGATCGACCCGCTGTCACGCCTCTACAGGCTGCGCAAGTCGCAAGGCTCCGAAGGGATCCACAAGCGCCGCGGGTCGTCCCGCCTGCAGCTCTTCGCCCCCAACGCCGACGCCCTGCACTCCACGAACGCCGACACCGTCACCGTCGACGAGGCCTGGGCGTTCGACATCGTGCAGGGCGAAGCGGTCGAAGCGGGGATCACCCCGGCGCAGCTGACCCGGCCGTGGCGCCAGACATGGATCGTGTCGGCCGGTGGCACCGTCGAGTCGACGTGGTGGGACCGCTGGCTGACCGCCGGCGCGCTCGGCCTGCCCGGCGTCGCGATGTTCGACTACGGCGCCGACCCGGCCGACCCGGCCTACGACCCCGGCAACCCCGACGTGTGGGCGGCGGCCCATCCGACGGCCGGGATCGCGTTCCCGATGGCCGTGCTGGAGCATGAGTGGGCGGTGCGCCGCGACGACGCCGCGTTTGAGCGGGCGTATCTCAACGTGTGGCCCCGCCCGTCCGAGGTGCTCGCCGCGGCCGGGCTCGATCTCGACGCCTGGCGCGCGGCGGCCCACCCGCGCGCCGCCCTGGCGCGCGTCGCCGCCCTGGCGTTCGACGTCGCCGGGGACCGCTCCAGCGCGGCGATCGCGGCGGCCGGGCCCGACGCCGCGGGCCGGCTCGTGGTGGAGGTGCTCGACCACCGCGCCGGGGTCGGCTGGCTGGCCGGCGCCGTGCGGGCGTTGCGCAAGACCCACCGCGGCGCCCGCCTGGTCGCCGACTCGCTGGTCACGGCCGGGGTGGTCGCCGAGCTGAACCGGGTCGGGTTGTCGGTGACGCCGATCGGCGCCGGGGACCACGCCCGGGCCTGCGGGGCGTTCGTCGACCGCCTCGCCGCGGGCACGCTGTCACACCGCGCCCAAGCGGTGCTCGACGACGCCGTGATCGGCGCCGCCCGCCGCCCGCTCGGCGATGCCTGGCTCTGGTCGCGGACCCGTTCCGACGTCGACATCTCGCCGCTGGTGGCTGTCACGTTGGCGGCCTGGGCCGCCGACACCCAAGCACCGCGGGGCCGCGGCGCCGTTGTGACGGCCCCTGGAGGCCCGCAAACCGGCCGCCCGGTATCTCAAGGCCCGCGACGCCCGTACGGCCCGCAGAACGTTGTACAGCGGCCAATCCGTTGACGTGTGGGTCGGTGTCACGCCTGACTGGGTGGTCATGGCCACCCGTTCCACCGCCTCCGACCCCGGCGCCGCCGTCGATCACGGCGCCGCCCACGCCCGCGGCGACATCGACCTGACCGAGTTGAACGCCCGCGCCGCGGCTGCCGCGGTGGCCGCCGTCAACGCCGCCGCCGCCGGGCAGGGCGACGGCTCCGGCGGGCTGAAGGACGTCACCACGACCGACGCCGGCTGACGCGTGTCCCGGTTCCTCGACCGCCTCGCCGACGTACTGGCGTTCGAACCGCGCCCCGAACACACGATCGAGGCCGCTGCAGGGACGGTGAGTCTGGCGCGCGGCACGGTGACGTCGTCGGGAATGCCGCCGTGGGGGTTCGGGCCGCCGCTCGCCCCGTTCGACGTCGAAGCGGTCGCCGGGTGGATCATGACTCGCGAAGCGGCGATGTCACTGCCGACGATCTCGCGTTGTCGTGATCTCATCTGCGGCGCCATCTGCCAGCTGCCGATCACGTTGTGGACGATCGACACCACGACGGTGCCGGCCATCGAGGCGATGACGCCGCCGCCCGGCTGGGCGATGCGTCCCGACCCCGACCGCACCCGCGCCTGGCTGTTGGCGTGGACCGTCGACGACCTGTTTTTCGAAGGGGTCGCCTACTGGCGGGTCACGTCGCGTCTCGCCGCCACGTCGGGGTCGTGGCCGGCGACGTTCCGACGGATCCCGCCGGGCGGGCTCGACGTCCGCGACGACCACGTCATGGTCACCGACCCCGACTACGACGACGGGCGCCCGGTGCGCGTCGAGCTGCGCGACATCATCGAGTTTCTGTCGCCGATCGAAGGGGTGCTCGTGAACGGCGGCCGCTCGATCTCGATCGCCCTGCAGCTCGACGGCGCGGCGGACCGCTTCGCGTCGGCCGAGGTGCCGGCCGGGGTGCTCGAAGAACAGGAAGGCTCCGAGGACCTGTCCTCCGACGAGCTGGCCCAGCTGGCCGCCGACTTCGCCCAGTCCCGCCGCTACAACACGACGGCGGCCACGAACAAGTACGTGCGCTATCGGGAGATCCCCTACGACGCCTCCCAGATGCAACTGGTGGAGGGACGCACCTACCAGGCGCTGGAGCTGGCCCGCCTCGGCAACACCCCGCCGTATCTGGTCGGGGCGCCGGCCGGCACCGGGATGACCTACCAGAACGGTCAACAGGCCCGCCAGGACCTCGTCGATTTCGGGGCGTCGCCCTTCATCGTGTGCATCGAACAGACCTTGTCGGGGCCGAACGTCACCCCGCGCGGCCAGGCCGTCCGGCTCGATCTCAACGTGTGGCTGCGCAACCCGTTCACGACGCCGACCAACAGCGCCGAGTCCCCCAACGATCTGCAGGTCGTCGACGAGACCACCCAGCCCCCCGCGCCGCCGACGTCGGTGCCGACATGATCACCGCCGCCGCGGGCGCCCCGGCGTTCCTGCGCGCCGCGTTCGTCGGGCGGGCGATCACCGCCGCCGGGCCGTCGGGGGCCCGCACGATCGGCGGGGTCGCCGTCCCCTACGACGTCATGGGCACCGTTGCCGACGGCCGCCAAGTGGTATTCGAGCGGGGCTCGATCGACGCCGCGGCGCGCCCGGTGCTGTTGCGTGATCACGACCGGGCCCGCCCCATCGGACGCGTCGTCGACGCCGCCGACTTGGGTGATCGCATCGACGCCACGGCGCGCATCACGCCGGGCACCGCGGCCGGTGACGACGTCATGGTGTTGGCCGCCGACGGGGTGCCGCTCATGTTCTCGGTCGGCGCCGTCCCGCTCGACGCCGACTACGACGCCGACGGCGTGCTCCACGTCCACGCCGCCGACTGGCAGGAACTGTCTGTGCTCACGTTCGGCGCGTTCGGCGGGGCCACCGTCGACCGTGTCGCCGCCACCCAACCCGGAGGGACCATGCCACCTGACGTACTCGACCTTGAGGCCGTGACACCTGAGGACCCCGACGCACCCGCCGTGCCGGACCCCGACGTCCCGGATCCTGACGCCGAGCCGAACGACGACATCGAACCGGACCAACCGGCCGACGGTGCCGCCGCGGTGCCGGTGCTGGCCGGCGCCGGCCGCGCGTCCCTGCCCGGCGCGCGCCGGGGCCGGCCGGCCCGCCACCCGTACGCCGCGGTCGATCTCGCCCACGTCGCCCGCCTGATCGCCGCCGCGTCGCAGGACCCGACCCGCTTCGGGCCGACGCTGACGCGGGTGATGACGTCGCCCGGCGCCCGTACCGGGGCGATCGAAGCGGCGCTCGCCGACGTCACGTTGGTCGGTACGAACAACGTCGGCCCCGCCTTCCGTCCGACGTACCAGGCCGAGCTGGTCGAGATCGTGTCGCACGGTTCCCCGGCCGTCGACATGCTGCGTCAACAGGACCTGCAGCGCGGCGACTATCCCAACGTCACGTTCAATGCCTGGACCAAGCGGCCCATCGTGGCCGTCCAGACCGCCGAGAAACAGCCGATCAACTCGGTCGCCGTGGCCATCGGACCGACATCGGTGCCAGTGTCAACATTTGCGACCGGCAACGATATTTCGCAGCAGCTGTTGGATTTCGGGTCCCCGTCGTTCGTGGAGGACTACATCCGCGCCGCCGGCGTCGACTACGCCGAAGTGATCAACCTGTACGCCGTCACCGCCCTGCTCGCCGCGGCGACCCCGGCGACGGTCACCGCCGGGGCCACGTTC